CTGATATAAAATAAGGAAATGTAGGAGATGAAGATAATTTAGGACTTACAAAATTATATAAAGTATTATATTGTCCACTGTTAAATCCTTGTTGAATTAAATCTTTTTCAGGATCAAGAGTGACAACATTATTTACTAAAGAGTAATTAGGGTAACCATTAACATTACTATATACTATTTGACCATTTAAATCATAAATAAAATATTCAACTTTATCTACTGATGGATTAAATGAGGTTTCTACTTCAAAAGAAGCAATAAGGGAACTATCAGCAGATGAATATGTCTGAAGTTCAAATGTTTCAGGATTAATTGAATTAATATTTACTATTCTATCCATTTTATATTGAAATGCTTCCTGTTAAAAGTTGTTGTCTTAAATCTAAATTTTCTTGTCTTAATTGAGTAATTTCATCTATTAATGCTTGGATTGTACCATCATCAGATTGATTACCACCTATATAACCTTGACTTGTTTGTATAAGGTACTCATGAGAGTTTGTAGTTCCAAATTTGGGTATTTGGAAAAATATTTCTTGGTAATTTTGGAAAAATTCTGCTACTGTTACAGCTGGTATTGTTGTTGGAGATACAGGTTGAGGTTGAACTAATTGAGTAAAAGTAGTATCAATAACCCTTTCAAATTGGGGTTTTACATACAGTTGCTTATTTAGTTTTATAGTTTCAGACATTATCCATTAATAACTTTAAAGTAATATTGGTCATTAAATACTACTGTTGAACCATTAAGTGTTGTTTTGATTAAAATAGTATAGTATCTTTCTGGTTGTAAGAAATCCATATACACATCAAAATAACTTGAAGTAGCATCAGCACTTATTTGAGTATAAAGATTATCAAAATCAACAATATATTCATTGGTTTCTAAATCTTTAATAGCCCATGTTGATGAACCTGAAGGTAAGTAGTAGTTATTTAAATAAACTGAAGAGGTTTGCCATAATTGAATAGGGTATTCAGGACGAGCATTTATTCTAAATCTATTAACACTTTGACTATAGAATGTACCTGGATTTTCTGCTAGGTTAATTGTAGCTGGTAATGTGTTTAAAACAGTTTGTGTTGATGATCCTGTGTTAAATGAAAAATCAAACCAACTAATTTGTAAAGCAGGAGGATAAATAGTATTAGTATCAACAGAATAATATTTTAATTCTGGTTGGTAATTTTTATTATTAACAAATTCTTGTCTTTGTTTTAATAAGAAACCATTATTAGGTAATGAAGCAGGAACTGAACTTGTTGTCCATGCTCTAACAGTATTAGTAACGTTTAAATTAAGATCTTTGTCTGTTCTATAATTAAAAGTAACAGATGCAGTATATAAGGAACCTGTATACCAAGTACCTCCACCAGCGGGAACAGATGAAGTATAAGATGAAGTAGCTCCTGCAACAGGAGGAATAATCCATTGTATACTACCTGAATAATCAGCCCAAATCCAACTTGCACCATCTGTAGAAATAGGATCATCTAAGTAACGACCTGTACCCATTCCCCAATCTTGAGCGGCGGGGAAACAATCAATAGATGTAGTCACATTTAAACCTGTAACAGTAGATACAAAACATTGAAGTTTAGCATTCCAACTACCACTTTGATAAACAGCATCAGACATAGGGCCAAAAGCAGCTTCTATATCTTCATTAGCAAATTTAACTAAAAATCTACTTGTTTGTGGATTAGGTTCAGCATAAGCAAAAGTTGTAAGAGTAGCTTCAATTACCTCATCTAACCCTGTATTCATATTAGGGAATAAAGAGTATAATGTTGTGTCTTTTTCGGGGAATATTTTAAATACTGCCATTTTGTTTAATTATAAAGGTACAACTCTTCCTTGAATGTCCTGGTTAGGGTATTTTACTTCAAATATAGATGGGTCTAATGAAGGATAAACAACGTTATTTGCTGTGGCTCCATTTATATCATAAGCATATTTACTATATCCTAAATTTTCACCTACTAAATTATTAATTGTAATAGTTTTAACAGTTTGTACTCCTTCAATTCTGTCTAAAAGAATATAAATATCTCTTAAAACAATAGGTTGATTAATTTGCCATCTATCAATAGCAAAATAATCTCTTAAAGCTACAATACAGTTAGTTAATACTTCATTACTATTATAATTAGGTAAAACTATAATATCAAAATTAACTCCTATATTAATAATAAAAGCATCTTTAATAGTGACAGAATCATTAACCATTCTATATTGTGATAGATAAGTAATAATGTTTTGTTTTAAAGCTAAAGAAGTTGTAGTTAATTGGTTACTTACATTATATGATAAAACATATAAATCTAAAACAGATTGAGACTCACCAGCTGAAATTGATTGGGCTTTAGTGGGTTCAATATATGCTTTAGATACTACTCCATATTTAGCAGGCATTGAAAGTGTTCTTACTAAATAATCATTTTGAGTAACGTTACGTAATTGTGTAGCAAAATTAGCTGATGAATTTTGTCTAATTTCTTCTATTGTGTCTCCATCTCCTCCACCATCAGCAGCTTGAGGATTAGTAACTGCTAAACTATTGAATACATAATTGGCAGTTGTTTGATTTGTTTGTTGGTTAACAAAAGTAACAGTTGATGTTAAATTTGTTAAGTCATTAGCAGGTACATTAGATTCAACACCTCCACCTGTTAAATACCTAACATTTAAAGTAGTATTTGAAGGAGCAATACCATAAGTCTTAGTAAATAAGAAGTTCTCAGGAGAATAAGCTGTTGTAAGTTTATCTATTTCAAAAGGTAAACCAATACCAACATTATTAGGATTTGGAATAATTTCCTCATCTGTGTCCTCAGCAGTACCTGCTCCAAATTGTAATTGTAATGAACCTGTAGAAATAACTCTAGAAGCAAATCTACGTTGTACTTTTTCTAATTTTAAAATATAAGGTGTATCACCAGCATATTGAGATAAATTAGGGTCATTAACATTTGTGTTTTTAATTGAGTTAAAAACCATTTCTTGACCTAAATAATCTACTTCATACCATTCATTTCCATCAGTGTCTGTTATATCTAAAACACCTATAATTTTATCAGCATTAATATCTACTGTTGAAAACTGAGTTGGGGCACCAAATGAAAAAGGAATTGTATTAATAGTGGCTGAAATTGCTTTTCTAGATTTCTTTAAAAGAAAATATAAAGGAACACCACTTCCGTCTACTTCATAAACTGTAATTTCTGTAGGATCACCTGAACTAGAAACTGAAAAATCAATTGGGTCTTCCATTAAGAAAGAAATAGAAGCATTTGAAGTTGAGGTAATTGATGTATTTCCAGGAACAAAAAGTGAATAATTAAAGTCAGGAACTTTATTTGAAGTACTTCCTGAAGCTGGGACTTGTTGATAAAAATCAACAATGGTAGTAGCTACTTGAGTTACATTTGGTTTATAACCAAACATGTAAGCCAATTCATATAAGTTATTAGGTTGTCTAGCGTATTGTAAAAAGTTTTCTTGGATTTGGTTATCCATGTAAAAAGATAAAACATCACCTACATAAGCAGCCATTTCCATGAACATCATACCAGGTGATGTAGGACTAAAGTCAGTGTATGTGTTTGGGAAATAAGTTTTAGCATAGTCAATAAGACTAGCTCTTAACTCTGTAAAATCTTTATTTATGTATTGTATGTTTCTTCTAATAGCCATTATGTGAAGGTGATATTGATATTATCTGATATTCCTGTATCTATAACATTATATGTTAATTCTATATTAACTTGGTTAAAGTCATTAATTGAATCAATATTTAAGCTAGCTACATTTACATTAGGGAAATAAGTATTTAATTGGGTTTGAATATTTTGTTTTAGTCCTTCTAAATTACCAGAAGATATTTGTTGAAAAATAAAAGCTCTTAAATTAGCTCCAAAGGTTGGATTTAAATATCTTTCAGGTTGATCGGTTAAGAAAAAATTAATTAAATTATTTCTAATAGCATCTTTAGTAGTGTAGGTTGATCTAAAAACAGCAGGAGCATTAAAAGGTAGAGCCACACCAACAGCTGTGCCTGGTTTAAGATCTACTGGGAATATTTTTTTAGCTCCAAAAGCCATTATTTATTTAATAAGTTCATTATTTGATCTAATCCAACATTACCTTCAGGTAAAGCTCCATTAATGGCATCTACAGGGCCATTTACTTGAAAATTACCAGCGTAAGCAGAAGTAGCAGGTTTTCCTACTTGCATTTCTTCTAACATGCCACTAAACATATCACGTCTCTCTGCTGGAGTTAATTGTTTTGGTTTAGAAAGATGAGGTTGAGCGTAAGTGTCCTTGATTGATTCAGTAACAATTGTTTTAGGAGCACGAACTGCTTCCAATAGAATATCTTTTAATTCTTCTTGAATAGCTTCCTTTACAGCCTCTTTAATCATTTTTTTAAAATCTGATGGTTTCATTGTTTATAAATATTAAATTAGTAAGCTTTTAAATTATCTCTATCTATTATAAATTTTAATTCTGTAATTAGAGTAAAAGTATTTGTTGTAAAAGATAAATCAGTAGAAATTAAAATAATACCTTGAGAATTTTTACCAATAGCTCTTCTACGAGTTACTGTTGGTGTGTAAGGTACTTCTTCAATCTCAATAATAAATCCTTGATATGTAGTTTGGTTTTCTGTTTGTTGAGCTTGTCTTTGAGAATCTGCTACACTATTAATCTCAGGAGATGTTGGTATTAAAGTAGCAAATTTATCACAAGATAATATATAAGTATCTATTAAAGATAAAGTATTAACAGCAGTTAAAACATAAGATCCTATAATAGAGATAGATAAAGCTGAACTGCTTATTATGCCTTGTAATTTTGCTAGTTTAGAATTACCATACTGATCAAAAGTAGTTTTTCTAATAAATGTTTGAATATCATTTAAAGCAGAAGGAACAGCTCCTGGTACTGTAGGGAGAAATTTAGCTCCTGTTGAAATACCAATAGCAGCTATATCAACAGCAGTTAATATAGGTATTATAATATTTAAAAAGTCAGATATGCCTGTAATAGCGGTTCCTGTTTGGTTTATTCTAACTCCTATATTATTTAATTGCTCTGTTATATTATTTCTTTGATCAAGTAATTCAATAAAACTAACTCCTGTAGGACATACATTTGGGTCTTGAATATATTTGTTGATTAAATTTTCTAATGATGGTTGTATTATTTGAGGTATTTGGGTACCTAAAGTAAATAAAATAGAAGACAATTTAGCAGCACCTTTAGGTTTTTGGTCTTCAGGAGTAGCTTTTTGTATTTGTTCTGTATCAACTGATTTTTGATTAGCTGATAGAGTTTGCTTTTCAATGGCAGCTGCTTCTTCTTGTCTAATTTGTTCTAATTCAATAGGGGTAGCCATTATACTGTGTAATTATATTTAGACTTAAGATTATTTAAATTAGATTGTAAAGAATCTAATACACCATTTAACTGTAAAGCAGCTGTATTTAAAGGAGCTAAAGGAGTACCTGGGGGAGTAGATACTAAAGTAGAACAAATAGTAGAAAAAGCTTGAATATTTTCTATTAATTGGTTTAATAAATTT